CTACTGTATGGTATGCAGCAGTAGCAGTTCCTAATACTGGGAACTGTGCTGACTTACCACTTGTGATAGTACGAACTGAATGAAGTTGCTCATTGAAAATGTTGTTTCTGGCAAAAGCTGTTAGAACTTCTCCGCTAAACACTTTCAAGAACAGAGCGTCAAAGTCTGTTCCTGTATTGTTGACCAAACCAAGACGAGATACTGTGGCGTTAGCCATAGGAAAACTCCTTGATTAATGTTTACAAATTTGAGAAACTAACTTCGTTTCAATCCTTTCTCTCAAGTGGTATCTGACGCATCAGGCACAAGGATATTTAGATTTCTACTTTGTTAATTTATACTG